AAGGCGCTCCCCGCAACTCACACGGTCGACGAGGTGCTCGCCTGGATGCGGGATGAGAGCGGCGAGGGCGACTTTGGTCGCAACATGCGGACCATCGCCAACTCCGAGGAGGTGCCGCTCAAGAAGATCGGCATCGTCGCCTACGCTCCGGCCGGTGCCGACCGTTGGCGGGAGAAGATGGCCGAACTGGCAGCCCGCCGGGCGGCCGAGGAGGCCCGCAAGGCCGAGGCGCTCCCGGTGCCCGTGACGGACCGGCGCATCCGTGTCGAGGGTGTCGTCGCCAGCATCAAGGAGGTCTACACCGACTTCGGTGTGACCTGGAAGATGCGGGTCGTGACCACCGATGGCTGGGCCGTCTGGGGTTCGGTCCCTGGCAACATCGGTGTCGAGGTCGGCGATCGAGTCGCCTTCGACGCTCGGGTCGAGCGGAGCCGGGATGACGAACTGTTCGGGTTCTTCAGCCGTCCGACTAAGGCCGTGGTCTTGGAGGAGGTGGCGGTTTGATCACTCGATGCCCACGGACCATGCGGGGCGCTCGACCGGAGCGTGCCACCACACTCGAAGACGCAAGGCGCTTTCTGAGCGCAGCGCTCGAAGGGTGTGGTGGCAGCACCATCGAGGAGCGCGAATATGCGAGGGATCTTGCTCGCTCGACCATGAAGCTCTTCGGCCTCGACCCCGGCATCCTCTGGCACCCGGCCATCGAGCGAGAGTTCGGGTTCCGATGACAGGTCACACTTCTCGCAACATCGTGCGTTCAACTGACAACAACCACAGCCACAAGGAGGCCAGCAACATGAAATACGCCGTTTGGTACGCATCTGTCGGATGTCTGCCCGACTCCTGCGAGCCGGAGTACATCGCCGACACTTTCGAGGAGGCCCGAGCGTGGATCGAGGCCAACTCCCACGACTACGAGCGGCCAGAGGTGGAGAACGATCTCTACCGCTTGAGCATCGATGCCATCGAGGACGACGGCGATCCACGCGCTCCGCTGCCGGGCGAGAAGATGATCTTGTGCTTTGCCGCCGATGGCGAAGGAGGCTCCGTTCCGTTCTGGGACTTGTGGGCGGAGAGTGGGGAGTCGTGCTCCCGTTGGGTGGATGGCGTGGTCGGCACCATGTCGACGTTCGAGGCGTGCAAGCGCCTCAACATCGACCCTGACCTTGTCATCTCGAAGCTCGACTCTTGCGACATCTTCCCGCCCTACACCGAGGTTTGGGAGATCGGGAGCCGCTACTAGAGCTTCCCGCTGTAGACCTGTTTGCTGCCCCACACGGTGCCAGCAACATCGTCTGCCCATGCCACAATCTGAGCGTTCCGCTTGCGGACGATGGTCGATCGACGAACTACCACCGATCGGCCATCGTCCGTTTCCGCGACGATGTCCTCTTCGCCTGCGATCGATTCCGCAATGGCTCGATCGTCGCAAACTACAGCCTTGGAATTACAACGGTGTAGTTTGGCTCCGCCGCCAATTCGAGCAGCGAAACATCGCGGCGATGTCGCCAGCGTTCCGCCAGGCACCTCCAAGTGGCTCATGACGAACTCGACAGGAAGAGTCTTATTGCCCAGACGGACCTGAGCCGTGATCGTGTTCATAGTGTGTGCCCCTCCATCGGGCGCTTCCATTTCTGATCGGCACTAGCTCGACATCGAACTCGCCACTGAGGTCGTACGGCACGACCGCGATTCCAGTCTGCCAATTCTCGACTGCCGGAAGCGGACGGCCATCGAGATCGGTTGCTCCCTTGGTGCTAGGCACCACGCCGTCGGTGCGCGCAAGGCACCCAGGGCTGAAGGCCACGATGGTCGACGAGCCATTGGGCGTGTCCACCGTTCGAGCGGCGTATTCGAGCCGGTGGATGTGTCCATAGACGACGCTGTGCGCCATGCCTGAACTCAGGTAGCGGTGGGCCGTCGATCCGTTGCTGGCGACCTTGGTGCCATGAATGGCTTCGAGTCGTGGCGTGATCCAGTGCCGAGCCGCAGGGTAGCCAGGGAGGTACTCGACATCGAACTCGTCCATCCGGCACAGGTGCGGGATCGACAAGACCGGCCAGCCTGAAGGATTGCCACCGCGGCGCAGGCCGTAAGCGGCCTTGGCGTTGTCAAGGATCGAGTTGCCGAGACGCTCGTCATGGTTGCCCGCGATCCAGACGATGCGTGCTTGCGGACCGGCAGCGTGCCGGATCTGAGCCAGGAGGGTCGTAGCTCGATTGATCGTGGCCTGTGTCGTCAAGGCATACGCCGGGGTGACGCGGTACTTCCCGAATTCGGCCAGGTCGAGGTTGTCGCCCACCATCACGACCTGATCGGGCTTGATGTCGGCGATGATCTGCAAAGCGACCGAGATCGCTGGTTCGTCGTGAATGGCCTCTAGATCGCCGTCTGCGGCTCGGAAGTAGCCCATCTGCATATCGGGTAGCACTACGGCAACTGGTCCGCTCTGAGGGCGCTTGGCCACCTTGGCCTTGGGCATCCGAACGGCTGGGCCTCGATCGACGATCGGCCACTCAGGGCCGTCCTGCCACCTCGGGTTGATCTGAATGCCGAAGAGGTCGTGGATCTCGGCTTCGCCTTCGTCGTTCTTCGTCAGGCTCTGGTAGACGGAGACGCGCGACAAGGAGCCAATCTCTTCGAGGTCGATGCCATGCTTGTCGAGCAATTGCTCGATCGCCCCGAGGGCGGTTTGTTTGTTGATGGCTGCGCCAAATTTAGTCACGGATGTCTTCCCATCGTTGTTCGGTCTTCCAGAGCTTGACCGTGGTCGTGCTCACATGGATGCCGGTCGATTCGGCGATGGCCTGCTTGATGTGCTGCGCCGTGATGGGCGTTTGCAGAGCCGTCTTGAACTCGGACAACGATTCGTCGTCAAGCGCTGCAAGCGCTTCGACAACTTGCTCGAAACGGCCTCGCCGCTTTTTCAATTCCGCGTTATCAAGCGCGGCCAGAAATGATCCCACCGTGTTCTCCGATCTGCCAAGGGCTGTCCTTGCGGGTGAGCGATCCTGGGCGGACATTGATCCGCATCGTGCGCTTCCGCACGGACCAGGCGAGCGCACCCGCAATGAAGGTGTCCGGTGGGTGGCCACCGCCGTAGAGGTCTTTCTGCGTGACGTACTTGTGCTCGTTGAGCGCGAACTCGATACGCGGCGAGCGGATGGCGTTCTGCTCGATGCCTGCGATGTACTCAGTGAAGACCGTCTCGCGGTCACGCCCGCGGAGGACGACCGGCCGAACTCGATGGCGCTCGGTTTGGATGAGGTCGTCGACCACGTCGCCGATGCCGGTCGAGTCGTGGACACAGAGGCCGCCGTACTCGTCGAGGATCGCATCAAGCTCGGCAACCATCCGCGGCCACGGCTTCCGGCCGGTGCGGTAGAACGACACCTCGATCCAAGGATCGACATCGACACGGAAGGTCCGCATGATCGTCCAGTCTTGTTCCTTCGCCCAGTCGACGCCCGTGACGTAGGTGGCCTCGGGGTCAGGTGCTGCGATACGCACGCGCTCGTCCACGTCGCCCTTGAACACGCCGAGGGCCGGGTCGAACATGGCCTCGACGAATTCGGTGTCGATGGCACGGCCGTCGAAGCTCGGCTCTTGAAGGTCGTACTCGACATCGAACATTCGCGATGAAACTTCGAGACGCTTGCGCTCGACTTCCTCCTCGGAGAGCCAGCCCGGTTCGTCCGCGGTGCCCACGGACTCACGCCAGCACCACTGGAAGACCGGCCAGCCTTTGTCGTTGGCACGCCGGAGAAGCTCGGTCATCGTTCCGTCGGGATACTGGTGGGTCGAGGAGACGACGGTCTGTGCCTTCAGGCCACGGCCGTTCATCGGCTGGCCCTGGGCCGACTCGAAGATTTCAAGCTCCATCTCGTCGACCTCGTCCATCCGCAGGCGCTGCGGGTGCGGACCACGGACGGATTTCTGCGAGGCCATGAGGGCGAGAATCCACGCGCCGTTGCGGAGCCTCGTCATGTACTTGGTCGGATCGCCATCGACGAGGTCCGCCGGAGCGCGATCAAAATGCCACCGCTCCTGGGTGACCTCGTGAACTCGCTGGCTCTGGCTCGCCGAGCCGCCGAGCACCGTGATCTGCGCGCCGAGGGTCGCGGCCTCGATCGCGCACAACGTGCCCATGAGGGTGCTCTTGCCGCCAAAGCCACGCGATGCCTTCCAGATGGAAATCGGCGACTTGGCGAAATAGGCGTGGGCAAGCGCGTCGAACGGGGCTTGATGATCGGGACAGACGGACCGCCGGGGAATGGTCATGCCCCACACCACCTGGAGGTAGTGCCAAAGCTCGTCGTCGTCTTCGGGCAACCTGCCCAGGACAAGACTCATGCGAGCATCCTACCTCTTGCGCTCAATGGCCGCTAGGTTGGTGCTCCTATGGCGAACAGGGAGGTTCCAATGGTCACGGTAATTGCTGCCGTTTCGACATTCTTCTTCGGCGTTGCACTCATCGTCATCGCCCACACGATCCGCGATGGGAGCGACTGGTGAGCTACGACCACTGGAAGGCATCAATGCCGTCGACCGATAGCGAAGGCTGCCCCGAGTGCAGCGGCCCCGTCATCGCCGACCGCTACAGCGTCGAGTGTGAAGAGTGTGGCTACTACCGGGAGAGCCTGCCCGAGGACTAATCGAGGGCGGTGGCCTCATCGCCCCAAGCCGACCACCCAGGTCGATTCCTGCGGGCGAACAATTCGATCCTTGAAGCATCTGGGTACAAGCGCTCGATGCGTTCTTGTACCTCGTCCGGCTTACGGGAGTGCTCTTGCTTCGGAGCGAGCACGACTTGCTTTACGCTTTCGTCGCTCAAGCCCATCGGCCTTCCCGTCCTAATAGGGGAAGCGGCAAGCACGAACTCGCACGTTGGCTTGACGATAGATGGCCGCACGCCTTGAGCGCCTATCGGTGTTGTCCCGTCTTTCTTAGTTTTGACCCAGACGAACGCGACGCCGCGATAGTGCAACCCCCAGCTTTCGATACACCGAAACGCGATGTCCATTCTGGGCGAGGTTGCCCACATGAATAGAACTCCGTTGCGCTTCAATAAATCTCTGACTGGCAATCCGAGGATGTCCTCGTCGGGCAATGTGTTGTAGAACTTCGCGGCGGCACCCCACTTATCCTGTTGTCCGCTGTACGACCACGGGGGATCTGCTAGGACGACATCAAACTGGCCTGTGGGAAAGCCCTCGATCATTCGGCGTCCTCGCCGAGGCAACCAGGGCAGGCGTAGACGCCAAGGCATCTAGGACAAGCGTAGACGCCTCCGA